AATGAAAAGCATATTAAAGGTATTCGGAAAGAATTTGAGGATGTTGTAGAGAAATTAAATGTAGATGAGATAGAACAAAAGAGTAAAGAACTTACAGGTAAAGTTAGACAATTAGAAGAAGTATTAGAGAAGTTTGATGAGAAAGAACTTCTGTCAGAAGGTTTATTAAATATTCCCCCTAATGTTGATAACTCTGATCCTCTTACTCCTTTAGATAAGAAGTATGTAACTCTTGATCAACTATCAGAGCATTATAGATTATTTGTTAATAGAGTTCAGCAACAATTAGCAACCTTTGGTGGAGGTGGTGCTGTTCGTATCAACGACATGGAAGATGTCGGTATTGGTACTGGAATTGGAACAGATGGATATGTTTTAAAATGGGATACGCAGTTAAAGAAATGGATGCCAGGTATTGGTGGTGCTGGTGCTGGTGGAACTTGGGCATCTAGTCCTACTGGTATCCATACTACTAGAAACGTAGGTATCAATACTACTGCTGCAAAATCTGACTATGCATTATGGGTTGCAGGTAAGATGGGTGTTGAGGGAGACCTCGAATATGATGAAGCAACTGCACGTAACTGGAATATATCTGGTGTGGCAACTGCTGCAAAAATGCATGTTGGTGGAGGAACTACATTCCCAGAAGATTTAGTAGTTACTGGTAATACTAGGATTGTTGGTATATTAACTATTGGTACTTCATCCATTATTATTGATGGTGAACAAGAAGAGATTTCTATTGGTAGCACAATTGAAGGTGAAGATGGTGTTACTATTACCAATTCTGCTGTTACTATTGGTGCTGGTGTAACAATTAGTGCTGCTGCATCTGGTATTAACTCTGCACCTAATGTCCTTTATGTTGCAAAAGATGGTGTAGATACAAATAATGGAACATCTATTGACAATGCTAAACTAACAATTAAAGCAGCAGTTGGTATTGCTCAATCAGGAACAACTATTAAAGTTCTTTCTGGTAGGTATGAGGAAGCAAATCCTATTGAGGTTCCTGCTTTTGTTTCAGTTGTAGGAGATGATCAAAGAGCAGTTACTGTTACTCCAACTACAGCAACTAGTGATTTATTTCATGTAAGAAAAGGAACTAAACTAGCAAGTATGACATTTAGTGGTCATCTTGCTCCTGCTGCTGCAGTATCATTCCCTAAAGATGAGATAGCAGAAAACGTAGGTGGTGGTAAGTGGAAAGGACCATATATTCAGAACTGCACAAGTGATACTACAACAGGAACTGGACTTTATATTGATGGAGATCAGGCAAGATTACTTAAAGCAATGAACGTTGACTCATATACCCAATACAATCAGGGTGGAGTTGGTGTTGCTATTACTAATGGTGGATTTGCTCAATTAGTTTCATTATTTACAATTTGCACTAATGAAGCAGTTACTTGTGATAAGGGTGGTCAAGCAGATATAGCAAATAGTAATTGTAGTTTTGGTAGTTACGGATTAGTATCAAGAGGAGTAAGTGATTTACAATATACAGGTATAGTAAGTGCAACTGCTGCTGCATCTCAAGGAGAAGTTAAGGTAAATGTAAGCACTCCTACATTAAACATTAATAATTTTGTATATGATCATCTTTCTGGAATAGCAACGGTTACTACAACTGCTGCTCATGGATTCCAAGTAGGAATGGGAGTAACACTTTCTGGTATTGGAGTAACTTGTGCATATGGAAGCAAGACTTATCCATCCAAGAAACCTTTTGTATTTGATGTAGATTCAATTCCATCTACAACATCGTTTATTGTTAATGTAGGTATATCTACTCTTGCTCATACATATGTGTCTGGAGGCACTGCCAAGATAGACGTAGATCGCCCCTATGACGGTCAATTAGTCTTCTTTGATACATTGTATAAGGATGTTCGTAAGATCGCTGTAGGGTCAGGTGGAACAGGGTATTCATTTACTCCAACAGTCACAGTAGATGCACCTACTGGACCTAATGGTGAAAGAGCAACTGCATTCGCAACTTTAGAAGGAGATGCTGTTGCATCCATAACCATTATTAGTAGTGGTAGTCAATATACAGGAACACCTAGTATAACAATTTCTGCACCAGAAGTAGGTTCTAATACTGCAACTGCAAGTGCAACTATGGAAGATCTTTATTATACAATAAATAGTTCGACACCTGTATCTTCAGGTATTTCTACATTATCACTTGCTACTAACTTATTAAGTGCAGTTGGGGTTGGTTCAACAGCATACTTCTCTCAAGGAAGTAGAATTGTTGCTAGTTCTCATACATTTGAATATGTTGGTGCTGGCAATCAGATTGTAACTGCTACACCTAAACGTGGTGGTGTTACTAATCAAGAAAATGAAGTTGTTACTGAAACTGGTGGTAAGGTTCTTTATACCAGCACAGACCAAGCAGGTAACTTTAGAATTGGTGATGATTTGCAAATCAATCAAGAAACTGGTACAATTAGTGGAAGATCCTTTAGTAAGAGTTTATTCTCGGAAATGACTCCCTTTATCCTAGCATTAAGTTAATATGGCACTCGCACTCAACAGATTTAAAACATATACAATTGAACTTACTACGGGAAGTCAAACAGTATATACTGCACCCACTGGTTACACTGGGATCATTCTTTATGCACATGTAACCAACTATGCTGCAGCAGCAACTACTCTTACAATGTCACATAAGAGAAGTAGCACTACAACAGAAATTATTAAAGGAGCAAGTGTTCCTGTTGCTGATGCTTACATTCCTTTAGATGGAAAGTTGGTATTAGAAACAAGTGATTCTGTTATTGCAGAAGCAGGTGCTAATAGCACATTAAAAGTTCTTCTTTCTGTATTGGAGACTGCAAATGCCTAGACTATTAAGTCAAATTAATGGTTCTGGACAAGTAGGTATTGCTAGTGATGGAACCAGCCTTGGTAACATGAGTGAACTAAACTTTCAAAGCAATAGAGTTAAATTGAGTGCAACTGGTATTGCTACTGTTACATCAGACCCATTAACAATCATAGGACTATGAAAAACTTTTCTCAATTTATGGGTGAAGCAAAGGAAGCAAAGACCTGTCCTGATGGCAAGTATTGGTGTTTCCAAGATAAGAAATGTAAGAAGATCCCCCGTGGATATCATGTAGGTAGAAGTGGATATTTAGCACATGATCATGATGATGACAGTAAAAATGGTAATGGTAATGGTAATGGGTCCAGTAACGGTAACGGAAATGGTAATGGTAATGGTGGCAATGGCAACGGTGGCGGTGGCAACGGTGGTGGCGGCAATGGTGGTGGAGGAGGAGAATAAATAAATAAATCTTATTATGTAACAAATGGCACAACAAAAACTTAAATTCACTATTCGCCAAGATGGTACTGTAACTGAAGAAGTTATTGGTATTATTGGCGATAGTTGTCAGGAACTGACAAAACAAATTGAGGAAGCACTGGGAGAAGTTTCTTATAAAGAAAAGAAACCAGAGTATTACCTTGCCCAACCTATAGAAAATTTTTGGAAAAACACAACCGATGTCACACTTCAGCACGATCAAGACTAGATTAAGAGAAAAAGAAATTCTTCTAAAAGCATTATTAACATTAGGACTTCCTGTGGATGTTAATCAGGAACTAGAAAATCCTGTTGGACATGACCATGCAAAAGTAAGGTGTGATATTACTTTGGGAACTGACATTGGATTCCGTTTGAATAGACAAACCAAAAATTATGAATTGGTAACTGATCTTCAGACATGGAAGCACCCTACTCCACCTCAAAGAATGATTGAAAAAATCACTCAAGAATATGCTATAGAACTGATAGCAAGAGAAATTAAAAAGAAAGGATTTGAGATAGAAACCCAAAAAAGAAATGTAGATAATAATGTAGAATTAGTTGCAACACGTTGGGTCTGATAAATATTATTGGAGACCTGTGTTCTACAAATGACATTAACTGTTAATCTTCCACTGAATATAGAAGTTCCAGACACCCCAACAAAATTTAAGTTGGGTCTCATGTTTAGAGAAAGTTTGGAAGAAGATAGTGGAATGCTTTTTATATTTGAAGAAGTTGGACAAAGATTCTTTCATATGAAAGATACTAAAATACCTTTGGATATAGCATTTGTTAAAGAAGATGGGACAGTAGAAAGTATAAAAGAATTGAATCCATATAATCTTCTTCCAGTACCATCTGAAGGAGATGTTTTATATGCATTAGAAGTTAATAGAGGTTGGTTTGCAGAACATAATGTAAAAGTAGGTGATAAGGTTATTGATATTGAAGTAAATGAGGATATAGATACGTCTGATTGGAAGAATGATTTTAAACCAACAGATTATGAGTTTACTGATATTATTAAACCAGAACCAATGGTTTCCCCAAAGTCATCTGTTGAATGGGAAGATTTAGGAGAAGCAAAGAAACTTCCTATAAAAAGGAATGGTCAGATCGTAGATACATATTTGAGATGGAGAGGTAATAACTACATGTTACAGATGTTCTTCCCTCATATAAAGAAACCTTCTAGGAAGGAAGTTCTTACTCAACTCCAGAAAGTGTATCCTGGATGTAAACTTTGGAATTATGAGATTTCAGATTACAAACCAGGAGATCCATTAATACAAGTACCTGAATAAAATTATGTCTCTTGAAGAAGTATATCTTGGTAATCCCCTCCTAAAGAAAGCCAATGTACAACAAGAATTTACTAAAGAGCAGATTCTTGAATTTATGGCATGTAAGAATGATCCTGTTTATTTTGCTAAAAATCACGTAAAGATTGTTAGTTTGGATGAAGGTCTGGTTCCTTTCCAACCTTATGATTTTCAAGAGAAGTTAATACAAAATTTTCACGATAATAGATTTAATATATGTAAGATGCCCCGTCAGACTGGTAAGTCTACAACTTCGGTATCATACTTATTACATTATGCTGTGTTTAATGATAATGTAAATATTGGTATTCTTGCTAACAAGGCAGCAACTGCCAGAGACTTACTGGGTAGATTGCAGACTGCATATGAGAACTTACCCAAATGGATGCAGCAAGGAATTATATCATGGAATAAAGGTTCACTGGAGTTAGAAAATGGTAGTAAAATCTTGGCAGC